GTATAAGAAAATACGGGCTCTACTATTTTGGATGTCTTTGGTTTTTTTTGTTTAAGACAATTCTTTCTTTCTGCAGGGGGGCGTAAATGGCAATAATGGTTCCATATAGGGTCGCGTATTTTACCAACTTTTCTAGTCCCTGATTTTTTTACCCATTTATAGACGCCTTTAGCATCTGGCTTGGATACATACTCGCCGTCTTTTCCATTTTTTGTAAGATTCTTACAGTCTTTTGCGTGAAAGGGTGGTGATTTCCGGGTTTGGTATTTAGCCGTTTTGACTTCTGAGCACGGCATTTCTATTTCTTTAAAGTTTATTTATTTCTTCCAAATTCACATGGCTTTGCGCATTCCTGAAGTTAAATGTTTGTAATATTTAATTTCACTAACCCTTAATTTTTATAGCAGCAAGTCCCAAAATTTGTTTCTAGTTTATAATATATAGATGCGAGCCTACAAATACCCGAGGAGATTCAGCCGTATGTATTGCATCAAGACCCCATGTAGAAAAATGGGGTTTACACAGAAGGCATCGTGCCGCCCGTATAAGAATTGTTACAAGAATAAGACCAGGAAAGTGAAACGGAAATAACATACTTTTATAATGGGCAAGAGTAAAAAAATGGAACAGGTGGGACTTGAACCCACGACCTTTGCCCATAACTGGCAACGCACGGCCTTCTATGCTTCTGTCCCCGAATAATACCGCCAAGTACCGAAGTTAAGTACTCTTAATGTCAAGACTCGCAAAGCGAGTCTGACCTATTAAGTGTCATATTTCGGTACTTGGCAGCACCCTTAGGGAGTACTTAAATTAAGTACTCCACGGTAAATAACAAGTAAAATTTTTTCAATTTTTGATGTAAAAATTGAAAAAAATTATCCCTTAAAACTAGGATTTAAAATAGATAAAATGAGTACTCAGGAACAGGTACAAATAGAAACGATCCAAATATTCGTTAGCAAGAAACAAAAAGAAAAGCCTCTAGCCATCCAACTTTTACAGATTGGCAACCAAATATCAAATCTGTTATACGGAAAAACACTTGAGCAATGCTTGGGAAAAAAGCAGAAAATCAGTTCTGTATCGTCTGAGTACCATAAACATAGACATTTCTGTATTAAAATGCCGTGTAATCTTGAAGATATAAAGGGCGACAAAAAATCTATAGAAAACTACACCTATATTATAAATATGGTAAAACATGGAAAGAAAGAGAAGTTTTTGATAGATATAATGTAATGATTAAACCCCAGCATATTAGTAAGTACATGCCGATTTGAAATGTTTAGCGGTCTAAAAAAGTATATTTTTGCGGACTTTTTTCTAAAAAGTATCTTTTTGCAGACTTTTTTCTAAAAAGTCTATTTTTGACATACTTTTTTTAAAAAAGTATCTAGCAGTTGACATCACGCATATAGGCCCTGCTGGGGATGCCACCGCGAATCCATCCAGCTGCCGCGGCCTCTGGCACTAGATTCTTAGGATTCTGGATATTTTCAGAGAGGCTCTGTACAAGAGGAGTCCACTGACCAGTAAATTCCTGCTCAGTTACGGTGCCGCACTCCTTCATCTGCTTCACTTGCTCACCGTGAATTAAGTTGGATTCCACGTCCGGGTTTCCGCGGCCGCCGCCCATATAGGGCACTGTTAGAAACGGACGTGCCTGAGCACGAATTTGGCATCTATTACTCTTAAATGCCACTTCATTCCGTAACATAGAATCAGAATCTACATCGGCATTATTAAAGCCGTATCCTTCTCTGGGATATAATAGTTGCTGTTCAGCAGCAATAGGATTTACTCGCCTTGCATCTGGCACTAAATTTGTGGTTGTATATTTGCCGGGGCCAAGACTCTGCGTATAATATTGCTGGATTCCGCAAAGATCGTCACGCGTCTTTGTTAGGCGGTTGATGTCCATCTGATGACTTTTAGGAAAAAATCTAGCGACGTTTTAGAAATGAAACAAGTAGAACGATTTTGCGATTGTATAAAACAAGTACGTAAAACAGTTAAAACGCGGCGGGGTATTATAAAAGGACCAAGAGGAAAAGAACAGGCTGCGATTGCCATATGTGTAAAATCAACCCTTCAAAGCAAAGGTAGAACTCTTAAAAAATTCAGATGCCGGGGTAAGAGTGGCATGTTAGTCACACAAGCGTTAAAATAATTAGTATTTTTTTAAGATTTAATAAAAATCAGGTGCATTTTGCAAATGAATTTTATGAAATGAATTTAAAGAGATTTAACTACTGGGTACACTGATAGTACCTTCTGGACATTCTGTTCCTGGTGGACATATTCTTGGCTCCTTAGAATTAGTAGGGCAATAATGTCCACTTGGACAGAGTACAGGGGGTACATTTGCTCCTCCTGTACCTTCTACACAGAAGTATCCGGCAGGACATGGTTTTTCTTGTGCACTTATTGATCCCTCGGGGCACATAAATCCTGCTTGACATTTACCTGAACAACTTGGAACTTTAAGACCTTCAGTACTTCCGTATGATCCACCAGGGCACGCATATACCTTATTGGAAGCCGGGCACCAAAAGCCCGCGGGGCAGTATTTCCCAGATAATTCTCTAGGTTTATATGATTGAAAACCGTCGTATTTTAAATATATATAAATACCGACTAATATTAAAATTAAAAAAAGGAATATTACTTTATATTTTGCTGAGTTACGCATATCCTACTATTATTTGTTAATATTTAATTAGTTCTTGAGTATTTATTGCGCTGAGATAAGTGTTACAGCAAGGGGTATTTCAAATGCCCGTTGGTCGCGACCGCTGGACATTTCTAAACAAGTTTCAAGCCCGTTCCCGTTTGAAATCTTCATTGGTATAAAACTACCGTGGGGTGCTTAAATTAAGCAGTCCACGGTACTTATATTTGGCACTTGGCGGTATGTTAGGGGCTTGTATTAAGCCAAGGTAATACCGCACCTTCTGTACCACCAACACAGGCATTTCTTCCACCTTCCTTACAAGTTTTTCCGGGAATTTTATATAGCCAGTTCTGGTATGACTCTCTGTCATTGGGTATAGTAGTAGAAGGCATAGTTATAAAGGCTCGCTGATTTTGTGTTTTACCAAACACATCTGTTGGATCTGAATACCAGTTAACACGGAAATAATCATCTAATGTTGATTTCACAACAGGGTCTTCTATTGACTTTGCTTCTGACCTTTTTGGATTATACTTTATTTCGTCGACTAATACATTCATAAAGGGATTTCTAGGACTAGGGAGTGTTTGAAGTTGGCCGTCATCATAAGAGTCATCTAGATTGCCAACCGGAGGTGTTTTCCAGGCCGTTGGGGCAGGTTCATCTAGTCTAACACTGCCTGTAAATTCTTCTTGAATATAAGATGCTTTCAGCATATCTATAATATCAGGAAGTGTGATAACAAGACCCAGGAAAATAGAATATGTCATTGTTGTTACCACGTCGTGATTGAAAAAAGAAAGCAAGGATGCAACAATAAGCACCGAGATAGCCGTACGCGTTAATGCATTTATACGCTCTGTAAAACATGGTGGCCTGCCGGTATTACGACGTTTCCATTGTGCCAACCATGAATCTGTTAAGAGAATTGAAGGGTCTTCCCAAAAGCCTGGTGTACATAAAGCCACTTTGACCATCTCTACTACTTCCCCCCCTGTTTCTTCTTGCCTGATTTGCCAGTATTATTATTCAATAAAATGGAGGTAAACTCATCTTCATCTTTAGAGGGGTTTGGTTTGTTGGCTGTTATATTTGTAGGCATAATACCTGAAAATTTTGTGCTGGTTGGAGGAGTCATCGCAGCCTTTGCTGCATGTTTTTGCCTAAGGCGGGCTTTGGCTATAGCCAGTCTTGCAGATTCAGGTCTTCCAGCAGCGGCGGCAGAATCAGGATCTTCAAAGTTGAATGTCTTGCGAAGAGATTCCATCATTTCCACAAATGCCGGATTCTCAGAAAATTCTTTCATCATTTCTTCCGCCTCGGCCGCCAATTCCCGGGGATTGAACTCACCCCGCTGGAATTTATCCTGTAGTTTCTTTATAATGCGTTTCATAGCATTTTGTAGAACTGAGGGATTGCGCATTGTACTTTCCATTAAAATCTCAAATGCTCGACTAGGATCTTTCTCACACTGCTTTACTGCCTCGGGGTCCAAACCAAACTCTTCTGGTTTGAGTTCTTTTACAATATCCTCGGCCAATTTTGCCAAACGGCCGTTCTTAAATTTTTCGGGAAATGGAGGTAAGCGATCTGTACCACCAAAAAGGTCCTTGAAACGCTCAGCAAAAGTATTAAAATCAGCACGGTCCATCTTTGGTCGCCACTGATTCATAAAAGTGTCTGCCCAGGTTTTGAATGCTTCGCCACTAAAATTATTATTGTCACCCTCCTTCATTACAAACGAAAAGGTCATCAGACTTAAAAACTGATTGATGGCTTTCTTTGTTCCTTCGGTGGATGCGTTCCACATAGCCTCTGAGATATAAATGCCGGGGAGAACCATTCCAGGAAAAACACTAGGGTCTCTTTTAGGATTACCTGCTGACGGCATAACAAGACTCTTATACATTTTTATACGATCTGATGGTAATATCTCAAGAGCGGCTTTGATACCTTCCGTCATTTCTGGAAATACATCAATAAGGGCTGCAGCAAACTCATCATATTTTGCCTGAAAAATATTATCTAGAGGGTCGTCATATAAAGGGTCACTCATCTAAACAAGATATATAGAGGATATTTGGTGGCCTTTACGTGCTATTAATTAGCCGGGGTGCTTAATTTAATTAGCGTATAGTGTTTAAATTAAGCACTCCGCGGTACTTGGCTGAGCATAGTAATCCCTTAGGGGGTGTTTAATTTAAGGACTCTATGGTAAACGTGGCATGTTTAGGATTTCGGGACTTGGCGGTAAAGTAACTTCCTTAACCTTTTCGCATAACTTACATAAAACAAGGAGGTATTGCCATACAGCGTCTTTACTTGGCTGTGTCATGCTTGGCCAGTATTTATCAAATATCATAAGGGCGGGCATCATTTCATTATATTGTTTTGACATAATTGTCTTTGCTAGAATGCGGATTTCAGTATCTTTTTTATTGATAATTAGGTCATTTGCCGGTTTATATATATTTTCATAAAATACATCAAGCATTAATTTAGGATTAGATCGCTTTCCTGCTTTAACGGCTTCTAAGGCCATAGAAATACCCCGTTCTTCAGGAAAAGATGCCTGTAACTCTTCAAAAAAGCGGATAAGTTGATTACAAAATGCTGCAAGCAATGACATCTATACCTATAAATATATATATCATAATTGTTTAGGCATTTTAGATCACTGAACCTTTCATTTAGTCCCTTGGCTCGGCAGAGCAAACTTTTAGAGAGTGTTTAAATTAAACATTCTATGGTAGACTAACTTTTATTTATAAATTATAGTAGAAACATCTTTTCAATGCAGGCAGATCAGCAGTTCCGTGAAATAGAATCGGCTTACCACGATTGCGTGTATGCGAGGTTGCAGATAAATGCTATTGGGATGCGATTGGCGGACGCGGCGGCGGGCGGCGCCGGCGCCGCGAAGATGGCGGAGGGGCTCCGGCATCTAATGGATCAGTGGCAGAGATACGGGGTCGCACGGGCAATTTCTGGGAGGCGGTTGTTGAATGCTTACGTGCATACAGGACAGCTCGCCCCAGGCAGTGTCGCCCAAGCGGAATTTAATAGCTTCGCGCCGCCAGAGTTTCCCTTTAACCCGGGCGTTCATGCCCACGCGCCGCCCACTCCCCAATGGGATTTCGCGCCGCCCCGTCCGACGAATCTCGCCGACTGGGATCCTAGCCCTTGGATCATAGAACCGCCGAGGCGCGCG